ATGATGATCGATGAGACGAAGCTGGATTATATTAAGAACGGGGCAGACGACGCTATCACCTCATTTCGAGGCGGCAAAGTTTTCGATATCCAAGACGTGATTAAGCACATTCTCACTGACCTAGATGAGGAAGATCGAACGGAAGTCAGGGCAATGATCTTTGACGATGAAGGTCGGGCGGCTCTAACGGAATATCTCCGCAGCCGTAGAGATATTCGACCCGAAAACGTCGGACCGGCAGGTTTTTGGCGAGCTTGACTCCCACGTGCCATTAGCGAATGTGCTCGCTCCACTGGGGAGAATGTATGGCGGCGATCTTACCGGAGCTCCTCAAGAGCATGCTGCAGTTGCTCGGTGCTGCTTTGGTCGCTTGGCTAGCCGTTCGATGGGCCTTGGCACGCTTTAAGTCTGAACGAATGTGGGAGCGGCAATTTTCCGTTTTGTCAGACCTGCTGTCGGCTGTTTTCGACCTCTCTCGTATGCTTCGAGAATGGGATGATCACTTTTCGGAGAAACACATTCTGTCTGGCGCGCGTATTGCCGAACTGCGAGAACAGTATGAGAGACAGAGACAACGCATCCGCGACTGCTCTATCCTCGCCGCCATAGTCGTGCCTGTTGAAGCGGCCGAGAAAATAGCAACCGTGGAATCTGACCTTGAGAAGGCGTTCGATAGCCAACTCGGCGACCATATTTCTCTGGGTCGGGAGAGAAGAATACTCAACGATGCAAAACGCGAGATCCTTAGGATCGCGTGGGATACGCTTGGGACGCGCGACCTTCATCGGCCGCGACTGTACGAAAACCCTCGCGCGTGGTTGAAGATGAAGAACGAGGAAAGGCTCAGCTACAGCGACGAGGCTCTCGCCTCCAGAAAAAAGGAATAGAACGATGTGGACGTCTGTCTTCATTCTTCTCGTTAGCGCTTCGGCAACCGTCTATCTTGAGCAGCAGGCCGACGAGATGATGCTCTCAGTTGAAGCTGGGCAGCTCGTGAGCGCAGCAGACATCTGCGGATTTAAACTGGACGCCGAGGCCCTTAAGGCATTCATGAGTGGGAAGATCGCTGACCTGCACGACACTGCGCGATTCAATTACTACGCGGTAACGACCAATTTCCCCAGCGAGCTGGAGGCTATGACGGAGACCGCTAAATTGGCGAGCTGCGCGCTTCAGGAGACCCTCGCCAAGAAGCACGGCCTGGTGAAGTAGCCGCTACCTCTGTCGGCCACCTTGCCCCGCCGGTGATTTTCACTATCTTGATGCCAGACCGAGCACCGTGGATGTACCGGACTCGTCGATTGCGAAGGCCGGGGACGTACGCCCGGCCTTTTGCTTTCGTGCTCCAGCCCGCTGCTACGCCAGCAGACGCACACGATTGCCACCCGCGTACTCGATGCGCTTCTGAGAGACGAGACTGTCTAGGCAGGTCACAATCTCGTCCTGCGTGAAGCCGGCCGCAATCAGGCTTGGCCCGACGCGATATAGATCGATTGGGATTTCCGGCGTCGCACCAACTGCGCGGAGCTCGGCCAAGATGGCTTCCTTGCAGCGCTGGTAGACCAGCTTGCGATCTTCATCTGGTGCCATCGGAGCAAACTCTCAAGGTATGTCATGCACAAGGTATTGCCATCATGGCAACACCATCAGCCGCGTCGCACCGCATTAGAGGCGCTCCGGTTCCGCGAGCGTGAGGAGCCGCGACAACTCCCATTCGAACAGCCTCGGCATATCCATCGATCACGTCGCCGAGGCGATAGAAGCCCTTACGCGCGCTCGGCTTTATACAGCCCTCGCGTGACAGTGTGCGTATCCGGTTCTCGGTGACATAGACCGCCCGTGCGGCTTCCGGTGTGCTGACGAGCCAGTCGCGCAGCGCCCGCCCTCGTTTGTAGACTGTCATGCCGCCACGGCCTTTGCCGCACGCATGTATCGCTGGGCCTGGCTGTAACTGATGCCCGATTTCTCTTCCACCCACCGGCGGAAATGGCCGTGCGGCAGGCCTGCCTTGACCCGCAGAAGGTCTGCACCCATCCGGATCGCTTTGTCATCGGCCACTCGCTCGTAAGGCCTGGGGAGGCGCTGAGCCGCGGGTCCGTCTCGCCGGGGTGCCATTGCGTCCGGCGCGTAGAGGCGATCGTGTGCCTCTCTGGCGGCCCGCTGCTGGTCTGCAGACAACGCCTTGAACTGCCTTACCGTCATTCCAAGCCCGAACGCGATGCACGCGATGCTCCGGTTCTCACGGTTCGCGATATGCTTGATTCGGACCAGTTGGAAATTGTTGAGGTGGCGCATCACGCCAAGGCCTTCGACTTCGATTTCAGTGATCATTTCGAACCGCCACCTTTCTCTCGATCGTGAGTGTAGATAACCACGGAGCCGCTAAGAAGTGAAGCTTCTGCGGTCTTGACTCAGGCGTGCGACTGCCGCTGTCTACAATCCAAGGGGAGAGCGCGCGACATGGACCAGGGTGCGAATTATTGGGATGCTGATCTGCTTGGCAGGAGGGAGGACTCGGAGTTCCTCTACAATTTCCTGGTGGGTCAAATCGAGAAACGTAAATCTCAAGGGAGGACCGCCTCATATGTCTTGAACATCGATGCAGACTGGGGTGGAGGCAAGTCATTCTTCCTAGACGGGTTCGCCCTTGATCTAGAGGGAAAAGGCCATATGGTCGCTCGGATCAATGCGTGGCGCGATGACCATGCCGTCGATCCTTATATCGCAATCATGGCTGCAATCGACAAGGCTTTCGCCCCATTCGTCAAGAAGCCTGGGAAGGCGGCAACTGCATGGGCCAGCGCAAAAGCGAGTGGCGGCCCCATTGCGTTGCGAGTTGCAGCGGCCATCGGGAAGGGGCTTGTGAAGAAGCATGCCGGCGTCTCTCTCGACGAGCTTAAAGACCTGATTACCGACGATAATTCAGCGCCTGGGGAGGCGGCTGAAGCTTTGGAAACAGCCGTAAGCGAGACCAGCGCGCAATTGGAAAAGCTGTTCGATGCATCAGTCGAAGCCTTGATCGACGGTTTCAACCGCACCGACGATGCGATTACAGACTTTCGGGAAAAATTGGAAACAGCCGTCGCGTCATTGTCGACGGAGAAAAAGTCGCCACTATTTGTGTTGATCGACGAGCTTGATCGGTGCCGCCCCACTTACGCAGTTCAGCTTCTCGAAAGGGTCAAACACCTCTTCGACGTCGAGGGTGTCGTGTTTGTATTCGCGACGAACACCCAGCAGCTCCAGCACAGCATAGCAGGCGCCTACGGCCCGGGCTTCGACGGGATGCGGTACCTCAGACGGTTCTTTGACCGAGCATACGTTTTTGAAAAGCCTGCGATCGAAGACTATGTAGCCGTCCTCTGCGCGGAGCTTCCTGCAAACAAGATTAGAAGCCCGGAGGACAATTTAAGAGGCGTGCTTACGACTGGCTTTAACGCTTACGGTTTTGAGCTTCGAGCAATTAAGCAGGTCATGGAAGTTATTGATGCGACCGCAACGGCGTGGCATCATCCGTTTCCGATCGACATATTACTGCTGTTTCCCTTATGCGCGAACTTTTATATAACAGGAAAAGCAGAGTGGCCCGCAGCGCCGGTCCGTGAACTAGAAAACTGGAAAATCGACTACAAAGTAAGGAGCCGTGGAGGTCGCGATAGCGAAACCCTCACCGTTAGTTTTGTCAACGGTTACGGAACCGCGTTAAGCTTGTCTAGAAGCCTAGAACGAATAATAAACTACTCCCAAGATAATGAAAACCAAGGGCCAGTAGCGCAGCATTTAAGAAATTCGTTTATGCCAGAGTGGAATAATAAACGTTATAACCCATCGGATCCAAGCGTCCAGACGGAGCTGCCCGGACTAGTTGCAAATGCGGGAAAGATGAGGGTCAAGAAGCCTGATTGACCTTCTTTGTACAGTAATCACAGATGTGACGACGCAAGTGCCTCGCGATAAGGCGCCTTTACACTTTCATTCGTCTAACTTCCAAGCGACTGAGTTTCGCAGCTCGCCCGTGTCGATCAAGGGTTTTGAGCTACCTTTCAGCGCGATCGTGGCTGGGGCGTTCGGCGGCGACACAATGGCGGTAATCATCCCCTGGATGTCACCTTGTGCCCTGATCCCGAGTCGGCTCAGCGCGGCGGATTTTGCCACATCTCCGCTGTTTCCCATGGCGACGGCTTGAACGATCCTCGTGGCCTCCTTGCGCAGTAGATTGCGATAGCCACTGGTATTCTCTCGCATGGCATTCCGCATGAAGGGGCGTTCCGGCACTGGGCCGCCCCAACCGCCGCCGGATGCGCCGCCGCGGGTGCCGAACTCCTGCCAGATTGCGCGCTGGATCACGTCGGCGTCGGCCTCGCCCTTTATAAATCCTACCTTCACAGCCGTTGGACCGCGGCTGAGCGATCCTATGCCGGCGATCCCCTTGCCTCGCTTGGTGTAGACCTTCTTGACGGTCACCATCAGATCATGTCGTCTTTTTCGAAACGGGTGCCGCCGGCGCGGGCCGCTAATCCGCCGACCGCTGCACCTACCTTGGCACCAACAGCCGCCGAAGCGTCCTGGACGCCATTGACCACGACGCCGCCAACATCGACCTTGACTGACTGGTTTCGGTTGTCGGTGACAGCCTGGACACCTTGTGTCGCCGCGCGCGCCGGCCCTCCGCCATTGATGTATCGCGAGTGATCGAGGAAGTTCTTGATCGCATCGCCAGAGGTAGGCCCGGCACCAAGGCCGGCACGATGGCGGCCGCCTTCAAAGTGTACGCCGCCCCATCGGCGCTTTTCGGCGTCGAGTCGGTTCAACAGGTCCGGGTTCTCTTTCACGGCCGCCGCCATCGCATCGTGCGGCACGTCGTTGAGTGCGCCATAGGTCACAGCGCCGGCGATGGCATAGGGATTCGCGCCGCGCATGAAGAAAGCGCCCGCCGCTCGTGCAGCTGCTCCGATTTTTGTTAGGACGCCCGCACCGGCCGCTGCTTGTCCGCCAGCAAGGAGACCAAGGGCAGAAGCCAGTCCGCTTACTGCAGCGGATAGCGCTTTCACAGGGCCTACCGCGAACAACAGGCCCGCTCCAGCGAATGCGATGCCTGCAAGGCCGCTTCCAAGCGTACCCGCATCGATTCCCGTTAGTTTCTCAAGTTCCGCGGCCAGGTCGCCGATATATGAACCTCGCCCCTGTATCCACCGAAATATGTCCTGCAGGACCAAGAGCGCAAAAGTCTTTGGAAAAATCACTGCGCCGAGAACCTTGATCGCCTCGATCAAGTAACCGAACATATCCGGGTTGTTTTTGGCCCAGTCCCGCAGAAACTCGAAGTCCTTAACAAGCAGCTTGATCTGGTGCTTTCCCTGCTCGACCGCCCACGTCAGGCCCAGGCCCAACTGCTTCGACCAGTGATCGAGCGTGCCGTCCTTGTCGAGCTTATCGATATAGTCGAGCAGATCGCCAAGGTGGCCCTTAACCGTGTCGAAGAACCCTCCGCGGCCGGTGCGAAGCTTAAAATCCTCCCACGAGTCCCCAAGGTTTGACATCATGCCGTTCCAGGTCTTCGATTGGCGGATCATCGCGCCATTGAAGCGGTCGCCGAGGTTATCGAGCACCCATTTGCGGACGGCCTCGCCGCTTTTCTCGACGGTTTCCTGAACCTGCTTTCCGTTCTTTTGATACGAGAACGTGACCTGCTTGCCCTTCTGCTCGACGGTAATGCCGAACTCGCGAAGGCGCTCGAACTGGAACGTCGTCGCGTCCGCGAGCGCTTCGACCGCTTGTTCCAGCGGCTTGTTCATAGCCGAAGCCGCGTCGCCTAACGTTCGCAGCGTGTCGTCGGCGATAGGGTCGATGCCGTAGGTTCTCAATTTTATGAAGGCGTCAGTGAGACCGGCGACCTCGTAAGGCGTCTTCTTCGCGAAGTCGGAGATCCAGTCCATGGATGTCCGCGCCTTTTCGGCCGAGCCCTCGATCGTCGTTAGAGCGGCCTCGAATCCCTCGAATTGGGCGCTTGTCGCGATGACAGATTTCCCGAACGCCGCCATGCCGCCGCCCACGACAGTGCCCAGCGCCACGGCGAAGGTACCGGCGCGGCTCACGAAAGCGTCGAGTTGCTGCTCGACGCGCTTCATGTTGGATTGGAACCGCTTGAGGTTGTCCTCGCCGGTCAGCTTCCAGCCTAGCAGGGCATAGAGTTCTTCTATCGCAGCCATCACTGCCTCGCTTTCAACTTTGCCGCCCGCTCGGCCTTCTCGGCCTGGGCTGCCTCAAGGTTCATGATCTCCTCGGCGGCGAAAACGTCGGACAGCGTCACCCATGTGCGAAGATCGTTCAGCGTGTAGAGCGGCGGGTCGCGCATGACGGCTCTCATAAGGAAGAAATCCGTCGTTGGCGCGATCCTCGCCACCTCTTGCTCTGTCAGGCCGCTGCGGTCGTCTTCGTCGCGGGGCTGCCAGTCCGACCGGGGGCGGTAAAAAAATCGCCCAGCACCTCCTGCAACACGAACATGCAGACGGGAATGATGTCGCCGAGTTGTCCGTAGAAGTCGCCGTCAAGGTCCACTTGGTCGTATTGCCCGGACTGATGAGCCACCTTCGCAAACGTCATGATGTAGGTCACGAGCGCCGTCACCTCGTCGGGATCGTTCTTCTCGTAGAAGTCAGCGATGATTGGCAACATCGTGAGCCCCAGGGCATCGTCGCCCACCTTACCGCTGCGCGCCGCCTGGTCGCGGGCGGTGAAGAACTTTTCGAGCGATGGCCCGAGCGCTCGGACGACCCGCGCTTGAAGCCGGATGGCCTCGGTTGCGAGGGGCTGGTCCACCTTGAAGGTGCGCGTGCCGATCTTTCGTTCTGCCATTGTCGTGTCCTTTTAGGTTCAAGCGGCCGCCCCGGCCGGTGTTACGGGACGCGGGCCTTTGAAGGCGCCGCGGATTTCGTCATCGCTGTCGGGATAGGAGCCGGGTGTACCGAGCCGGGCCTTGAACAGGGTCGTGGTGATGAGCGTGGCACCGCAGCGCATGATGATGATGACCCAGGACTGCCCGGGCGCGAGGTCGAGGCTGTGGCCGCGCTCGCGGGCCGCCTGGAGCTCGTGCGGAAAAGGCGCTCTTGCCCGGTATTCGCGATGCGGATGCTGGGCAAAGAACGCAAGATCCTGTTCATCGGTACGTGCAGGAGCGGGCTTGTCGTCGGGACTGAGGAACAGCTTCACGATGACCTCCAGCAATTGAGGCTGTCGCAATGATCGAGGTAGGCCTCGTGGGCGCGTTCGCGATCGGTGAGAGCTGAAAGCGGCCGGCCGTCGCGAGCGACCTTCGGGCCGGTATCGGCTGCCTTCTCGGTGCTGCCGTCCAGGGCGCGCCGCTCGTGGTAGGCGGTGTTCATGTCGGCGACCATCTTCTCGTAGGCGTCGTTCGAGGCCTTGGCGTCGCCGGTGAGTTCGTTCGCGTCGACGACGGCGCCGGCCGTGATAGCGAAATATTCCTCCGCCTTCATGCCCTGGTGCCAGATGCCGCGGACGTCATCGAAGATCGGCAGGGCGGCGGCCTGGGCGAGAGGCATGCCCCGCACGCTGTCCCGCATCGTCTGCTTTTCGGCGTCGGTCATCGTCTTGAGATCCTTGCGGCCACTGTCGCCGATTCGGAGTTCCGAGCCGCCGCGCGCCTGGGGCACCACGGCGATATGATTGCTGCGGATGCCGCGCTGGATGGCGTCATAGGCCTCGCCGGAGGGCGACTTGCCGGGCGTCCAGTCGAGCGTACAATCGTAGCCCATTGACAGTTCGCGGGTGCCGGCGTCGATTTCCTTGATTGTCGGCTCATCCGCCAAAAGCATCGAGACCCGAATGAAATCGCCGTCGCGCGCCACCTCGCCGTCGCTCCAGCCCTTGGCGACGTCCCGCCAGTTGATCGACGACACGGCGCTGGAAGGGTGACCAAGCGTCACGGGCCGGTGGGCAAAGCTCTTCATCGTGTCGGCGCTGAAAACCTCAGCAGCGGGCCGGAAGACGCGAACCGTGGCCATTTCCGGCTTGCCGACTTCGGCACCGGTGTAGAGCTGCACATTGTCGGCGCGCGCCACGCGGGCATTGACGACCAGATAGCCGTCGCCGGTGCGGCGCTTGTCGTCGATCGTAAGCTTGTCCTGAAGGTGCATGTCCATTCCTTTCGATTGAGGCGGTGGCGAGGCCCACCGGGGGAGAAACCCATAACCTCGCCACCACTCCACCGGGGCATCCCGGCCCGGGTTAGTGTCGCCAGTTGTTGAGGTCCGCAACCATTTGCTGATAGGCCCTTTCGGATGCCCCCCGAAGGTCGCCATCGCTTGGCTTGAGCCCATCCTTTACAACAGCGGCAAAAGGATCGACGTTGACGCGGGCCTCCAGCGATTCAAACCGCTCGTCGATATAGGCGTCAGAGCGCCCGTTCACGGCTTCATCGCCGAAACGTCGCCGGACGACCTCGCGGCGAATGTCGGCGTCCTTGGTGATCTTCGATGCGTCGAGGCTCGGATCGATCTTCGCGACGACCGCGAGCAGCTTGGCCCGCGCCTCGGCCCTGCGATGGATCTCGTCGTCCTCGGTCCTCGCCTTGGCCTTCATCGCCTCGATTTCGCGGTTGATGGAAGCGATTTGCGCGTCACGCTCGGCAATCTCCGCGAGCCGGCGCTTCTGCAGTTCAGTCGCCGCGGCATCGAGCCGGGCGGCTTCCGCCTCCATGGCGTGAACGAAGTAGGCGACTTCCTCGGCAGTCACGATCTGCATCGGCGCCTCGCTGGCGTCATAGGTCGACTTTCGCCCGCTACGCGACACCTCGCCCCACGACGCGACCACGGCGTCAATCTGGGCCTTCTTCTCGTCGGAAAGACCAACCTCTTCCGCGGTCTCGACCCGCACCTTTTTCCAGCTGAAAAAGCTCATCGGAATTCCTCAATATCCAGAGTAACGGGGCCAGGCGTAGCCATGGATGCCGGCGCGTTTGAAGTGGGGGAGCCTGACCCCCTGAATCAGGGATGGGAAATCCGAGGTCGGGTTGACCTCCCAATTCGGCAATGCCTCGCGGGCGACGGCTTCCGCAGATCGAAGCCACATATCACCCTGCCTGCCCGGATTGGCGCGGACAAGCCTTTCGTTGTTCGCCGCGACGCGCTCCAGAAGGGAGATGAGCCTTGCGGCGAGCGCCGGATAGTCCTCACTGAGCTCCTTGACGAGTTGGTCGCGCTCTGCCTTGGCCGCCTGATATTCGACTTCGGCTGCCTGCGCCGCCTCCCGGCGCTTTGCATCGGTCAGCACGTCCGCAAGCTCTTCAGCGGCTCGGTCAAGGCGCGTGCTGCGGAAATCGGCGTCCTGCATCCTCTGGCGGGCGTCGGCGACGTCGGCGGGGCGGAGGCGCGGATCGAGGGCGAGTGCGCTGGCGGCCTTGCTCTCAGCCTTCGCCGCGGCGCTGGTTTCCTGCACCTCCTGAAGCAAGGCCGTAAGGGCCGCTGCCGACATCACATTGTCGAAGGCGTCGGCGATCCGATCGTCAAGGCTTAGCGCGATTTCTTCGCGAATAGAAACAACCTTCTGGGCTTCCTTGGCCATGTCGATCTCCTGTGTTGAGACCGATCAGACCACAGCGCAGCGCGCCCCGGTATTGGAAGTGTTTCGAAGAATTTGGAAGTATGTGCTAGCCTTCTCTTCGACTTTGGGGGGATCTCATGAGCTATGAAACCATTCTAACCTATTGGCCATTCACTGCGGCCGGCTTCCTCATTTTTCTTTATGCAATCTTTCTAATCCACAGAGGCGTGGAAATTGGTGTGGGGCATTCCGTTCTGGTTATAGCTTCCTTTCTGGTCGTTCTCGCTCCATATTTCAGTGTCAAGATCGGAACTGATGGAAGCATCGTGTTGGAACGGCTGGAGTTTCTTGGAGCGACAGCGCAGGAGACCATTCAAGGCGTATCAGCTCTTCAGTCTCGGTTAGAGAGCTTGGCTTCCAGCACAGAACAACGGCTTGCCGCTCTAGAAAAATTGCAGGCCAGTACTTCGACGCCCCCCATCGATGAGCAACTTCCAAAATTGGTCACTCCTGATGTTTCTGTCCCTGCTATCGACGATTCGAAAATAATCATTGATAGGCTGGAACGAGCTTTTCCGACCCGATTGGACCACCTTCGGTTCTGATTGTTCGTTCAGGAGCCACACCGTTCGTTGCGGATTGCCTCAAGAACTGCAATGGTTCGAGCTAAATAGAACCTGACCGATGGGTGGTTCCTCTCACCGGCGCGAAGGCGCTCGAGCGTGGTTGTCTGACCGTCAATTTTCATGAGTAGTGCGGGTAGCGAGATCTGTAGGGGCGAATGTCTTTCGGCTTGGCGCCCGATGCCATCCTTGTGAGCCCATATCCGGATTGTCTTGTCGGATACCTGGGCGAAATACATCGCCGTCTCAATTCGTACGATCTCCGAGGGCAGCATCGGCACTGGCAGCTTCCGAGAGCCATCGCGGCCGCGCGCGAGCTCGCCGTCGACCAGGAGCGGCATCGGCTGAACTGTGTCGAGGTCGGCCACCGCTCTCATGCCACGTGCTCCAGAGTGTACGTCGAGCGACGGGTGCGTGCCTGGGTCAATACGCCCGCAACGGCATTGGCAACGTCGTCATGGGCCCCAGGGGAGTGATCGATCGAATCCCGGCCGCCGCGCGCCGTGCGACGCTCCAGGCCGCAAAGCTGGGTAACAAGCACGGGGATGTCGAGAAGGTCGACCTCCGCTGAGTTGATCAGCGGCAGTAGGTCCTTATAGAGGTCGGACTTCGGCTTTGCCGCCTGCTCGTAGCGGATGCCGTGCTTTTTGAACTGCTCGACCGGCCACTCGCCGGCATACCGATCGCCCAGCAGCGACGTGACCCGGTACTGCTTGAGCAGGTCGCAGAAGTCCTTCACGGTTGTCTCTGGGCTGAAAGGCGGTTTGACCTCCCGCACCACGTCGAGCATGGCCGTTTTCTTTTCCGCATGGGCAATGGCAAGCGTCATGCTGTCCGCAGAGCCGCCCGAAGGGTCGACAAAGGCGAAATAGCGCTGTCCCGACACCGGCGCGCGCTCCCGGGTTCCTGGATCGACACAAGCCTCAACGGCCTCGCGAGACACGAAGGTTTCGATGTCGTTCCGGAATTCGGCGCCGTACTCGGCAGAGGCTTTCGCAGGATCTCGGGCGACGGCTCGGTCTATGACATGCTGCGCGACCGTAGGGTTCATTTCCCGCGTGGCAGCCTTCCAGACAAGGGGCTCCCCGTCCTTACCCCAAAACCGCCGGAAAGCGTCATACAGCGCGCCCTTTTTGGCATAGGGCGACGACATGCAGAGCATCATGGCGTTCGGGATAGTGGCCATGCCTGGCCGAATGGCGTCCAAGACTTCAAAGTCAGGTTCGGCCGCGTCATCGGTGCGCCAGAAGGCAATCTCATCGGCAAGCAGGGCAACATAGGTGTAACCGCGGGTCGATCGGAACGAAGCGGTGCCGACCTCGATCGACACGGAGTTGCTGAGATCGATGCCGTTGGCCGTCACCTCAGCCTTGAGCATCATGGCCCTCAGCATCGGGATCTTGGTGAGCATGGCGCCGATATATCGAAGGATGACGCGTGCCTGCTTCTTGTCGGCCGCGACAATCATCACCGTGCCGCGCTCGCCGGGCGCGAGGTATTGCTCATAGTCGAAGAAACAGGCCAGGTAGACGGCCACCAGCGACGACACGAAGGATTTGCCACCACGGCGACCGATTATTAGCCAAGCCTCGTTGGCGGCCTCTGTCGGGGCTTCCTGGCGCCCTGTATGCCTCTGATAGATCGCCAGTTGCTCGGCGGTCATGGGCAGACCAAAGAGAGCGGCCAGGAACGCAAACCAAGCCTCGTAGTTATCGCGGTTCTTGAACCACGGGGCGAAAAGCTGAGGTTCTCGGCAGGCCTGCAGGATGTCTATCATGCGCCGGCGCGCTCCAGGCGGGCATCAGCGGCCATGCCTCCGCTGAGGAAGTCCTTCAGGCTTGGAGCTGCAGGCTTCGCCTTGGGCTTGTCAGTGCCGAGGCTCTTCATGATCCGCATCAGGGCGTTGTTCCAGGCGAGATATTGCCGGCTGTCACGCTCGGAAAGCCCGTCACTTTCCAAGGCTTTCGCATCCATCAGGGCGATGTGCAGGGTCAGGAAGGCCGCACGCTCGACCATAGTGCTCTGTGTGACCGTAAGGCTACCGCCCAGGTGATCGGTGAGCTCATCCCGCACGGATTGCAACAGACGGGCTTCTCGGGTGCGTCCATCCAGCTTCGCCAGCACTTGTGGGCGCGAGTACGGTCCTATGTCAGCCATATCGTTTTCATCTCCGAACCGGCTGCGATTTCGTGGCGTCACGAATTCGGTTGCGGCCATCGACGTGTAAATACACCCTATGTGAGGTGCATTTCAATAGATAGATCATGACGATGAGACGACATCCTCATGTGGAAAGTGAGGACGAACCCCGGTTGAGGATGCGGGAGACCTGCGTAGCCGACCATTTGCCGCCTCGGGACGTCCTAATGCCTTGCTCGTCGAGTGTTGCGGCGATTTTCTGGAGGGAGGTGCCGGCCTGATGCAGAGGGCCTATGATCTTCATGAGCTTTTCCGCCTCACGGTTCGCCTTGACCTGTATGGCGACGTTTCGCTGCATGGTCGCGTCCCGCATACCCCCGAGCTTCACGCCGCGCTCCTTGGCGCTCCTGAGGGCTGCCTTGGTGCGTTCGCTTATGAAGGTGCGCTCCTGCTCGGCAAGGGCGGCGTAGATATGCAGTTGAAACTTATCGGCAAAGGGCATTGAGGCGACGCGCAGCTTGACCTTGCTGTCATCCATCAGCGCAGCGATGAAGGATACCTTGCGGCTTAGGCGGTCGAGCTTGGCGACCAGAAGCTCAGCACCTGTCTTGCGGACCATGGCAAGCGCCTTGTCGAGCTCCGGCCGGCTGTTGTCTCCGCCGCTCTGCACGTCCTGAAAGCTGCCGATGATTTCAAACGGCACGGCGCTAAACTGGTCGAGGAAGATGCCGATATCGCGCTGTTGCGCTTCAAGGCCAAGCCCCGACTTGCCCTGATCCTCAGTCGAGACGCGGGTATAGACGACATAGCGAAGCTTGGCAGACATGGCCTGATCTCCAGTGGGTATGCTGGATAATCTCACGCCCGTTACAAATGTCAACGTTGATTGAGCATGTTAAATCGTTGAATTTGCTTAAAGGTGGAGGAACTTAACCGCTACTGCAGTCTTTTCATGAAGACCCGTTTTCTCCTCTTTCAAGACATAGTCGTTGTTATTTCGAATCGGCATTGCTTGAGGTACTGTGTGATGGTGGTTGCTAGAGCTGAAAAGACAGTCCGGGCTGCTGAGCGGAGTGGGCGATATCGTCCGCCCGAGCACGTCCGCACGTTCACGCTCCAGGAACTTCTGCACAGGTTCGATCGCGCGCATTCTGTAACAGGACAAATGGACCTTCTGCGGGCATTCGCTGACAGGGATGTCTTCCTGTACTGCGCTGGAAACGTTGACCTGCTACGCGCACCGACTGTCTCAGTGGTCGGCACCCGTCAAATTAGCCCCGATGGCATAAGGCGCGCTACGAAGCTTGCCAGGCAGTTGGCGGAGGCCGGCATCCTCGTCATGAGTGGACTAGCCAAGGGCGTCGACACCATCGCACACACTGCCGCAATAGATGTCGGCGGACATACAGCGGCGGTAATCGGCACACCGATTGATCGGGTTTACCCCGCAGAGAACAGCGAGCTCCAAAGTTTGATCTATGGGCAGCACTTGCTCGTGACACCCTTCAACATTGGTGAGCAGGTCTACAGGTCAAACTTTCCGCTTCGGAACAAGGTGATGGCGTTGTTGAGCGATGCGACCGTCATCATCGAAGCGTCTGACACCTCCGGGACGCTGCACCAAGCTGCTGAGTGCCAGCGGAGCAATCGTTGGTTGTTTATCCTCCGATCGGTAGTGGAGGACCCAACTTTGACGTGGCCGGCGCGCTTTATCGACCATCCGAAAACGCGTGTGGTTACGACGATTGAAGACATATTATCCGCGGTGACCCATGGCCGAAATCAGCGTTGATTGCTTTGTCCGTTACAACCCAAATCGCGACGTGAAATGGAGCCAAGATGAATGGGCTGCAGTTCACATTAAGAGGGTCGTCAAAGGCGAGCAGCTCCACGGCAAGTTCAGTTTCCCGCTAAACGGTGTCTCCACAGAGTTCGACCGGAACAAGTTGCCGATGTTCGGGAATGCACTGGGTAAGGTCTTCGCGCAAAAAATCGAAGCAGAACATGGCGGTGGGGTACTCATCGTGCCGGTGCCGAACGGCAACGCCTGCGTTGAATACAATGAGGACTTTCAAACCTATAGAATCGCCAGAAAGATAGAACAACACAGTAATGGTGCTATTGCTTTAGATATGCTGCGTTGGCGAGAGAAGATGGGCAAGGCTCATCTTGGGGGCCGGCGGCGCGACGTCTGGCAACATAAGCAAGATCTCGTGATTGCCAAAAAAACCACTCGGCCCATTGTACTGTTCGATGACGTGGTAACCACGGGAGCGCAACTTGCTGCGGCACGTGATGTTTTGACCGCTGATGGATATGAAGTCGTTGGCCATTACGCCATTCTTGACGTGATTGACAAAGACGCGAGAGGTGACGCGCTTGGCTGGCGAACAGTCACTCGACATCCACAGGACACAGCCGACTTATTCAATGCTATTGAGCCATGGGTATAGCAGGAGCATGTCATGCATCTCCGTGCCTAGCCGCGCCAATTACATTCTCCTCCACCCATTCCCGATACCGAGCAAGAGCCGGCGCTAAGTCCTCTCCCGTCGATCGCCTATAGGCTTCCTGGGTGGGTGGATGGGTGAAGGCCCAGCCAAGGGCCTCCATGTGTGCAGCGGAAGGGGCAAGGGTATGGCCGTCATGACCATACCTTTCCGTCGTGGCGGACTGAGTCATAGATCTTCCTCGGTGTCGCCAAGATCGTTGATAACCAGCCGGCCCCCATCATCCCGATACGGCGTGAATTGCTGGCTAAGAGCAAGTTTGTGGTGGGCGAGCATCTCTTCGTAGTGCCGAATTTGATCAAGCGTTCCTTGGGTCGGATTCGGCCGAAGCAGGGCCTCCTCTAGCCGCTTAGTAAGCCGTTCGATTTCGCTGTGATGGATCATGCCGAACTTCCCTCACGCGCGGGCGCGCGCGCAGCGTCATACTCCGTAGTTCCATGGGCTCCGCCCAAACCCGCAAGGAGCTTCGCCCCTTGACCCATTGCACTGGCTTCGCCAGCGCCGTCACCATGCGGCGGCGTCTGCAATCGTCTGACCACCGGTAAGGAAATCACCGTCGAGTCAGGTTCTTGCTTATGAGAACGGGGGCTCTCGCAATAGGCGAACCCGATCTTGATCACCCGAACCAGATCGTCCGCCGCCTTATCAGCACGGTCGGGCCCGATGAAAGGTTCAAGGCGTTTGCGTGTCTGTGCGCGTATGCTGTTGAGCCTGCCCGATCGCTTAGCGGTTTCGAGGTTCACGATTGAGCGAGCGACGGCGATTGTGGCACCGTGCGAACGGTGCAAGGGGAAGGGCAGAACCTCTGCCGGCTGCCTCCAGTCGAGGAGAGACAATTGCTCAGACATCGCGGCGTTCTCCTATATCAACCCCCTCCACGTATCCCCCATCCGTGGAGGGACAAAAACCGGCCGACTCCGGGGGGATACGTGGAGGGACAAAAACCGGTGCTGGAAGAGATGGTTTCAGCACTCTTGTCCTTCCCTGCCGGCCGAGAATTGCGTCGTGTTCAGCGATCAGAAAACCGAGCCTCTTCAACCGTTGAACGTCTCTTTCAGTGCTGGAAAGAGACCGTCCACTCCGCGCAGATAGCGCGCGATCAGAGAGAGTGATCGAACCGTCCCGCCGCGAAATATGCGAGGCGATCGTGTCCAGCGTGACAGAGGACAGCCTCAGCGCGACCAATGCGGCCTTCGCCTCGGCCTGCCAGTCCTCAACGTACTCGTTTGCGATGCTAACCTTGGAGGGCCAGCGGAACGGCACAATCTCCACAGGCGGGAAGCTGCGCCTTTGGCCCGTGAAGTGGAAATCGCTCACGCTGAGCGATTCATGAGCATGCTTTCGCTGGGGCGTCATCCATGGGCCTTTCGATAAACGCGCATACGGTCGGCCCACGCGATCGCCTCGCACGCCTCGACGGCGGAGAGGCCGAACCGCTCTTTCAGCGCCGGCACTACTGGGTGGGGAGGCTCGCCGAGATCCGCGAGCCAGATGGCGGCCTGTTCGACCGCGGCGGAGTGTTCATGCTCGGGAGGGGTTAGCGTCATCAGCCGTCCCACCCGTCGATATTATCGCCGAGAAGCTGTGCAGCCTCCTCAGGGACATGCATGCGCAGGCCCATGGGGTTTGACCAGCCAAGGCTGCGCTCGGAATCCTCGTCCTGTTCAAGATCGTGCTCTACGCCGTTCCGGCCGTAGATTGCAGCACCACCGATTGAAGGCTCATCGTCGCCGCCGTCTTCGAGGTCAGGGTCGGCGTCGAGGAGGTCGAGGAGCGCGATCAGCTCTTCGATCTTGGTTTCCAGGCGGGCGCGGGTTTGCTGGAGGTCAGTTCTCATGCGGCATCCTCCTCTACTTCCTTACGACGGGCCTTCTCGGCGCGAACCGCGGCAAGAAGTGCGTCCCCATCGACGACCGTCTTGACAGCGTTGAGCGCGGCCCCCTGGGTCTCTACCTCGTCGATCACCTCTTCCAATCGATCCTCGATGACGCGGAGCTTGTTGTCGATTTCACCGGAGAGGGCCTGGAGCGCGTCGGTAGCAGTTCGCGTTAAGCCGCTGTCGGTGGCCGCCATGCGCAGCGCCTCGTTCAGGTGCTGTACGATGTGGAGAAGGTCGACGATGTCGCCGATGTTCCGAGAGAGGACATTGGTCATGCCACCATCCCCCTGTCCCACGCGCGAACGCTGGTGAACATGACGGTATGGCCGCCCTTGCTTGCCGGCAGCACCATCGCTTGGAATGCGCCGCCCTGCCATGTGTCGAGAGCTTTCGAAAGCTCCCATGCAAGCCGGTTGATGTGGTCGACAGGATACTCGTCCGGTGCCGGGCCCATCGGGAAGGCGCTGTAGCCGACAAAAGTCTGCTGTGCTGGCGGCATGACGTTGGCTGACCAGTCGGCGCCCGGTATCTGCCCCAGCACCGCAGACAGCTCCCGCGACAAGCGGCGAGCCGCTTCCCATGGGTGTTCGCTCGTGGTATTCGTTACCTCGTTCATTTCCGTATCCTTCTCGGGATTGGTGGAACCATGGCTCGGAGAGGTTGCCGCCTCTGCCGGGCCTTTTGCTTTCATGCCGGAAGCTTCCGACAAGGGGTTGTCATTCGATGACAAGGGCCTGGGTTTTCGCCCCAAGCCGCTCACGCCGCATCCTCCATGAAGAACGCGATGAGCTTGGCGCGGCTGGCGACGTAGCGCTCGCCCACCTGCTTAACCATCGGAAGATGACCGCTCTGGATCATGTGATAGGTCTGGCGTTCGGTGCGGTTTATTACCTTAGCGATTTCCGCCGCGCCCCAGATAAGGTCTATGCTGCCGTCCACTTTGGTCTCCATTTGCTCATGGGTGCGACTTGCACCCACGATGATTGTTTACCACCCGTTAACGATGGGTGCAAGTCGCACCATTGACTTTTTTGATGGCAAGTTGCACTCATTCACCATGAGCGAAAAAGACAAATACCCAAGCGAGTTGGCTGAGCGGTTTCAGATCCGCCTACCTCCCGGCCTTCGCGATCGCATTAAAGCAACAGCGGAAGCGAACGGCCGCAGCATGAACACAGAGATCGTGTCGACGCTGGAGGGAGCTTATCCAGATCCGGCGATCTACCGTGAAGAGCTAAAGTTCTTGGACGAGATAGACGAAATACAAAATCGCCTTGATCGGATCCGTGCTGCTCGACTTGCAGAAGCTTCTCAGAACTTAACTCAGGAGTTCCTCGACGAGAACGCCAAGAAAATCGCTGGCAACAGACCAAAAAGAGGAAAGAAAGAGGACGACGAATAGGTGTCCGTTCGCAAGCGCACATGGACGACTCCTAACGGCGAGGAGAAATCCGCCTGGGTGGTCGACTACTTTGACACTGGCGGGAAGCGCCGTCTCAAGACATTTCGCCTCAAGAAAGAGGCTGACGCCTTCGCGTCTACGGCCTCTGTGGAGGTTCGAGAAGGGACGCACGTCGCCGATTCGGCCAGCGTGACGGTGGAGAAGGCTGCGAAGCTCTGGATCATCTCTGGACAGAATGCCGGCCTCGAGCGATCCACGCTCAATCAGAGAACAAGCCATTTCGAACACCACATCAAGCCGCTTATCGGCGACATGCTGCTTTCTCGTCTGACGGTGCCCACGGTGCGTGAGTTTGAGGACCGGATGCGGAGAGAGGGCCGATCGCCGGCGATGGTCAAGAAAGTGCTGACCTCGCTCGGTTCCATTCTGACGGACGCCAATGAGCGCGGCTTGGCAACCCGAAACCCCGTGCGGGATATCAAGACCAGTCGCAAGGGGCGTGACAGGCGAGCAGAGAGGCGCCAGAAGGGCCGTGTTGAGGTCGGGGTGGACATCCCCACCAAGGAGGAGATCAAGGCGCTAGTGGCGGCCTTGGAGCCAAACTGGCGCCCCCTGTTGATAACTGCCATCTTCACCGGCATGCGCTCGTCCGAGCTGCGCGGATTACGATGGCAGGACGTCGACTTTGATAAGTCGGAAATCCGGGTGAGCCAGAGGATGGATCAGTTCCGAAAGGTTGGTCCGCCGAAGTCGGAAGCCGGCACTCGGACGATCCCGGTTCCGCCTATCGCGATCAATACGCTCAAGGAGCTCAAACTAAAACTCGGCAGTCCCAAGGGGTTGGTGTTTGCCAACCCGGACGGCGAGGCGAGATCCCATACCAACATCGTCAACAAGGGGCTTAAGCCGGCCATGATAAAGGCTGGGGTGATCGTGGAGACGGGTGAGCTCGACTCGGAGGGGAATGCCATCCTGCTGGCCAAATATACCGGCATGCACGCGCTGAGACACTTCTATGCGAGTTGGCTGATAAATCGAAAGGAAGACGGCGGGCTCGGCCTTCCGCCAAAGATGGTCCAGGAACGCCTCGGGCACGCGTCGATCGTTATGACCATGGACGTCTATGGACACCTCTTTCCAAGGGCCGACGACGGCCGCGAGTTGGCCGATGCGGCGAGCGCGCTACTGAGCTGACTGCAACATGCTTGCGACACGGCTCCCATTATTCGAGTATTTTCAGGACTGAAGCGAAGTCTGCAAATCCTTGCACCCGAGTTCGATTCTCGGCGAGGCCTCCACCCCCTTCAAACCATCACCGTAATGGATTGAAAATACGAATGTATTTTCTCGGTGTGGCAATATGGGCTTGAACCGTTCCGCCACACCAGAATCAGGTGTGGCAGCAGGTTCTGGAAATTTTCCCGGCCTCTCCACTCTCGAGCGCTTTCATGCTTCAGCGCCAAAGTTCTTCATCCAGGCGTTCGGTTGGATGGGACAAAAGATATTGCTGGGCGACGACCAGACAAACCACACGCCCCGATGATTCTAGGATTATCTTCACAGCCCGCTTGACTCAAATCCTAGCAGGAACATATTGAGAACAAGCCGGCGATGCGGCCGCTATCTGACAACCAAATCTGATGCCTGCTGTGGCACAAGACACAGGAGAACGACGACGTGCGCCCGCTCGAAAAACAACCTGAAACCTCCAACGAAATCGATGAAGCTCTATCCTGGCACGACGGTGATGCTCGCGCTGCAATAGCAACCCTGCTGGCTGACTGCGCCTACCTGCGCTGGCAGTTGGAGCTTGCCGACCGAGCGATGGGCGCTGGGTTCACACGCGGTTGGCGCCCTCACGCCGAGCGGGAGTAACGACGGCTAAGCCATGCGCCACCGCCGCGGCATTGATATCTCCGCCGGTAACCCAATGGCCCCCGCCACGCTAACCGGCGTGAACGTCTACGTAAACAGCCGCCAGCACTCTGTCGCCCTTCAGGATATTCCGGAATGGTACGAGCTCGGCGCTCGCTGCTCGCGGTGTACGCACGCCGGATACCTTGATCGATGGGATCTGGCGCGCCGCTTTGGCCGGAAGCGCATGATCATCACGCTCGAGCCGAAACTTCGCTGCACTCGATGCGGAAATCGAGAAGCGAACGACTTCGTTCTGGCCAAAATCCACCGAAACACTTGAGGAGAGAACGATGAGCTATCGCAAGGGAGAGCTGACGACCGCGGGCATCAATGAGGGTTGGCCACACCAAATTGCGCGGCTTTCCTCGCTGGGCACCATGAAACAAGCCGACGTTATAGCGGCATTTTGCGCCAATCTCTCGCTGTGCCCGAGAGGCCATACCGTGGTTTGGGAGGGTGAATGGCATCGCGTCTACTGCTTCGCCAAGCGCGAGGACGCCGAGGCTTTCCTTGAGCGATTCGGTGGTGAGTGGTTCGACCCCCGCGATAAGGGTTCCGGGCACTACTGGCACTTCTGGTACAAGGGCCGGGCGGCGGCCAAGGATGCGAAAAAACGGGCGAGGAGATGACGGCATGTCGAGACTCGCCTACACCGACGGCATGGCCGATGACCGTACCGACACCCGACCCCATACGCCCGATGAACACTATTGCGAGCACGCCGGCTGCAATGCTTGGGGCGGGCTCGGCTATTCAGCCGGCACGAACACCGCTCCACGGTGGTGGTGCGCAGCTCACTATCCGTATTGGCCGGACGAGATACGCGCGAAGTTCCAGGCCTTGCCCGCATAACGCGACCGCCCTATCCTCTCTACTGGGAGGATAGCCTATGGCAATCTCTGGTCCAAAGCGCAGCGGTGACTACCCGGACCGCCTCGTCGGCTGTGAGCAAGCGATTGAGGCTGAGTTGCAAGCCCTGATCGCGAGGGCGATGGATGCCGGCTGGGACGAGATGGAGGCCTGCAGCGCAATCTCATCGCTTGCTGATCATCATGTCCTTGGATTGCTGGCCAACGCTGAAACCGACCGGCGGATATCCGCGGCCGATTCAAGCGGCATCTTCCTACGGGCGCAACGCTGATGCGGCTTTTCTTCGGCTACCTCTGGCTGGGCATTCTCCTCCTCTGCGCCATCGCAGGCCTGTTCTCCCCTCTCATCCGGTATTTTTTCGCAAGTTGAGGATGCGCTGATGTGCGGACGCTTTACGCAAATGATGTCGTGGCGCGAGCTCGTTGCTCTCTACCGCCTCACAGACAAATTTCTGATCCGAAACACCGAGGCGCGGTTCAATATCGCCCCCACACAAACCGTACCGTTTATCCGGATGGACGATGAGGGCAACCAGATTGTCGATGACGGCCGGTGGTGGCTCGTGCCTCATTGGGCCAAGGAGATGCCCAAAGCCGCGATGTTCAACGCGAGGATCGAGACCGTTGATACCTCGCCGGCATTTCGGGACGCATTCAAGACGCGGCGGTGCCTCATTCCTGCAGATGGCTTCTATGAGTGGACCAAGGCCGAGGACGGCGGCAAGGATCCGTGGCTTATTCAGATGCCGGGCGAGAGGCCGATCGCCTTCGCCGGCCTGTGGGCTCACAACAGCAAGCTCGACGTCACGAGCTGCACCATCATCACCGCGCCGTCGATAGCGCCCATCAGTCAGATCCACGACAGGATGCCAGTCATCCTTGACCCGGAGGTTTTCGAGGGGTGGCTCAACCCGGCCACTCCGAAGGAAAACCTGAAGGGCATCCTGGCGCACCACCTCGACGGCCAAATGCAGATGCACCGGGTCAGCCGAGACATCAACAGCTCCAGGTTTACGGGACGCCCGGCGCCGATTATAAATTCCCTTTAGGGGAACAACATCTCCGGCTTTGCGTTCCCCAGCACGTTCACTCTATCTTTTCCACCTGCCCCGCTCCGGCGGGGCCATTGTTTTGCGTGGGGGAAAACATGGACAGGGGGGAATGGAGCCTCCCAGTCACCTTCGAAACCGAGAGGCTTGGAGCTTATCTGACGATATCGTCGACGGCGGAGGCGGCGCGGGTGTTGCTCGAGCATTGGCCGTTGGATCGGGGCAAGGCTTTGAAGAGGGCGAAAGCCGCTTGCCTGCTGGTTCTCCAAGGGAAAGCAGATGCCGAGATTGCCCGAGAAGCATTTATGAAAGCTGCCGCGGAGGCTGACGTGTTTGTCAGGCCCTGAAACGAGAAAAGCCCCTCCATCCCCGAAGGGACAGAGGGGCGAAGGCTTCGGCAGCCGAATTTTCACGGATCCTGCCCGAGCTTCGAATTAGAACAGGAAGTCGGAATCAAGAAGAGACGCTTTGTCGAAGTCCTTAATCACAATCTTTACGCCGTTGCCCGGGGTGATATGCACATCTTCGTCCACCTGCTTGACGTGCTTGCTCATAAGGTCCTCGAACCCTTTAAGGCCCTTTAGCCGAGTGAGATCCAAGACATCTTCACCGTTCCCGAAATCAACGACGACATCACTACCCGAGCTCTTGCGGAATAAGAAGACGTCGGCTCCATCACCACCAGTTAGTTTGTCCCGTCCCTTCCCACCATCAATAACGTCGTCCCCACCGCCACCGTCAACAACATCATTGCCGCCCAGGCCAAAGATTTTGTCAGCGCCGTCTCCGCCGAAAATCTTCTCTGCGAACTTGGTACCTGTCGTCGCACCGCCTTCGGCAAGAAGCAGGTCCAGCGCCGATTTAGCATTCCCGGACAAAATTGCGCCGTAAACATCGGTCGCAGATACTGAAAAATCGCTGAGCTCAATCACCTGCCTGCCCTGAAGAACAACCCTGACAGAGGTGATTTCACCCGCGGTCACTCCAGTTATCACGCCCTTCTCATCGGTCGTGTATTCCAAGCCCGTACCGCCGAACTCGATGTAGGTTTTCTTGCTTGAAAAAACAGTCAGATGATCAGCGTCGGCCTCGACCGACTTCACCTTCGAAAATTTGTCGAAGCCCTTTTTCAAGCCGTTCAAGAGAACGAGCTTCGTATTGACAACACCCATGGTAGACTCCACCGCAAAACCTTGCGTGAGGCTACAGCCGCCTGCTTTAACAAGAGCTAACCCAAACGGGATAAATTTAGCGACCGGAAACGAACGTTTTTATCGGCTACCCATTCTCCCCCTTGATGCGGCGAACCACCATCTCGAAGAGCGCGTCTGAAATCCACATCGCCGAAACCCCGATCAAAAATGCCGCGGCATGCTGCGCAGCGATTTCATCGGGCGGAAGCGGCCAATTGACGACGCCGAGATAGTGCACCACCGGAGACGTGAGATATCCGGCCGCGAGCGCGCCGCAGATCGGAGAAGCAACAAGCTCGCGGACCTTGTACGAGCGGCGGGACAGGGCACGCAGGATGCCACCAGACAGGCCGGCGAGTACCACGCTCATCTTGATGCCGAGCGCGTCGAAGATTTCGGGTGGCGTCATTTCGATTTCCACTTCGAAAGAATTTGCTCGCCGGTCTTCGCAAGGAAGAGTGAGCCGATGATCGCGCCGGCCCAGTCGTTCAGCGGGGCCGGCAATGCGGCAATTGTCCAGTCCTGCGGATAGGCGCACTTCGCGCACCACAGGACCGAATAGACGCAGACGGAGCCGAACCAGAGGCCGAGTGGCGCGATGAAGAAGAGCGGGAACCACCAGCCCCGACCGCCGAGGATGGCGGTCTGGGCGGTGATGTAGGTCTCGACGGCGCCCGCCTTGATGCGCTCCCGCTCGGTCTCGTTGTCGAGTTTGTGGTCGACTGTATCGAGGACACGGTCGAGCGTGCCGCTGGTGAGCCAGCCGAAAATCTTGGCGATCAGGCTCATGTGGCCCACCCGAGCCGCTTTGCCGCGGCATAGGCCATTTCGACCCCTGCCCCGAGCGCCAGGCCGACGAGCATGATCAAATCCGGGTCAGCGCCGATCTGGTTGCCGAGGTCAGCATCAAGGTATCCGGCCGTGACGAGAGACGCCGCGAGATAGCGCAGCGCGATACGAGCGATGACGGCGGCCATGGCTATTTTCCTTTCAGGAGCTTGGCGAGGGCGGCGATGAGAGCCGAGAGCCAGTTGCCGGAGGGGACCGGGCCTTGCTCGGTCTTGGCGGGCGCCTCCGTTCCGGCGGCCGGCGCGTCTGCGGCCGGGATATGCCGCGCTGGAGTGCGTTTAGCGCCGGGCAAAGCCGTTTTGATGGCAGATTTGTATCCTGCAGCGACAAGCGCCCGCTCAAAGGCCACGGCATATCCGGCAATCTTCTCGGCCTTGTCCGTGCCGTTGATGATCCGGCGCGCACCGACATAGTCAGCCCGGCCATCGGTCATGTAGTCGGACAGAGACCGGCCGGTGAAGCTGCCGAGTTCCATGCCGACGAAGAGGATCTGGACGGCAGTGGAAAGCTCCAGCGCCTTCGACGGGTCCTTCACGAGATCGACGCCGATCGACAAGCCGAGCTTGGCATAATTGGCCTTGTGCGTGATCTGGACCAGGCCGCGGCCGAACCACGATTTGCCATCGGCATCCTTCCGCCAGTAGGGCGTTCTGACGCTTCCAAGCCTGCCGGCCTTCCATGCCGCATCGAGCCGCCTCATGACGGTGTCGTCGGAAGGATTGCGGTCCTTGCTGCTGGTATAGACCGTCTCCTTGACCGGCTGCATCTGGCCGCCGGTCTCGTGGTAGTCGGTGGCGAGGATATAGGCGGCGTGTTTCAGGGGTGTCCCTCGCCGCTCCGCCTCGTTCAAGACAGCCTCGCAGCCGTCAACCTGACCCTGAGTAAGCGACGTGCCGAAGATGCCGGACGCGCGAGCGCGCGCCGACGCATAGAATGCGCTGCGGTTCATGGTGGTGTCCTTTTGGGAAATAAAAAGCGCCGCCTAACCCGAATAATTCACGAGGGGTTGGCGGATATGGTTCAAACCGTTGAAATGACGTAGGATTTGGTTGCTTACGCCGAT